TGCAAGGCGAGGGCGACCCGCCACGGAATACCGATCAAATCCTTCGCCTTCAAGGTCTTGCAGGTTAATCCATGCCCTTTGGGCAATGCCGGCATGAACTCGTGATGCCGCCGATTCACCTTGCCCCTTGACGGGCCGCGATTGCCGTTGTAGGCGTTGTAGGCGTCGCCGAGATTGAGCCAGAGAACGCCATCCCGCCGCAACACTCGCCGGGTTTCATGGAACACCTCAACCAGAGTGGCGACATAGTTCTCCAACGTATCCTCTAAGCCGATCTGCCTTTCATACCCGTAATCTCGTAGGCCCCAATAAGGAGGCGACGTGACGCAGCACGCAACACTCCCTTCGTCAAGGCCGGCGAGCGCCACGCGGCAGTCGCTCTGGTACAAGGTGACGCACTCATTCTGGAAGTAGGGTACGATCATCATGTCCGCAGCGGCCCCACATCCCGGCCGCCATCAACTAAGTGATGAATCGGCATCAATTGGTCTCTTTCACGTTCACGGGCGGTCCCGGAAACTCCCGGTCATTCGCCTCCGGCTGGTCCGGCGGCAGGTAGGGTGCTAAGCGGGCGGGCAGTTCGTCCTCGTATCCCTGTTGCGTCACCCGTAGGGCTTCCAGCCGGTCTCCCAGGGTGCTCGTGGTGATCGAAGGCACGAATGGCTTTTCATTCGCAGACATTGCTTGGGTTCCTCATAGTGCTCAGGATTTCAGCGGTCCCACATCGCGGCCACCGTCAATCAGGTAGCGATTGGGACCGTGTTTTTCGTTCTCATGGCGCAGCTTGCAGTTCATCCGCCAGGTGATGCCATGCTTGGGGTTGACGCCGTGCAGCCATTGCGATGGCTCGCGGTAGCCGGACAAGGCGTTGTAGGCGAATGGATCGGTTCCGACCCACGAGCCGTTGACCAGCAGTTCGCCATCCACGTCCGACAAGACGCTGGCGGCATGGTGATGCCCGACGCAGAAGTAGCGGCACCGCTGAGCGCCGGCCGCCGCCCCCAAGGCGATCAAGCCCTTTTGCCGGCGGACCATACCGTACCACGGGATGCCCAGATTCGAGCGCACGTCATCCCCGTGCGACACGTTGAACCCCACGCCATTGATGCTGACATTGGCGCTCCACGCATCGGGGATGGAGAAATGGACATTGCCCAGATCGCGGCAGTGCAGCCGGGCGACCTCGCCGCAGAGGTAATCCCAGTTGTCGTGCGCGCCGAGGTAATCCTTCTTCGGCGTGCGCCGGCCGTGGTTGCCGGCTAGATAAAGGACGTTGACTTCCTCGAAGTGGGCTGCCAGGTCGCGGTACATCAAGGCGTGCAACTGGCCGATAGCCAGGCAATTTTTGAACTGGTTGCGATAGTAGGACCGCTCGCACGCCTTGTGGATTTCACCGCTGGTGTAGTCGCCGTAGGCCAGCACCCAGAGCACAGGGAAGTAGAACTTCGGGGCCAAGGTATCCTGGGTCCATTCCACGACCGTATTGACGTACCGCTCGGCACGGCAACACGAGATGGGGAAGTTGTAGTCTTCCAGGCCGCCAACTTCCTCCGGCCGCACGACCTGATCGTGATGGCCGTCCGACAGGTGCATGACGCAATGCTCGACGATCTGGGCCTTGCGACGGTACTCAAAGGCCGCGGGCAGCGGCACCAGGGGCTTGACCCGCTGCTCCATCTCCGAGGTGATCGCTTTGAACAGTCCTGCAATCTTTGCCCCAGCCTTGACCTTCTGCCGCTCGCGGTCACGCTCCGCAGTCAGATGGACGACCTCGGCCTCCAACTCCAGCACGCGCTTGTCGGTCGGGTCGTAATCGGGGATGTCCTTGTGCTGGCCGCCGGCCCGCTTGGGCGTCGGCCGCTCGCCGCCCGGCCACTCCACGTCTTTGTGGACCCGGCCCGTGGCGATGTCGGACACCACCGAGCGGCTGGCCTTGAATCGTTTGGCAATCTCGGTTTGCTTCGTGCCATCGGCGATGGCCTGCTTGATCTTCTCGACTTTCTTCTTGGTCAATCGCATGATCTCTCCGTATTCGCCTCGCCGGTTGATGGTTTAGAGAGGCCGGGTGGCGCTGCCCATCGCCACCCGGCTCAAGTGCTGTCGGTCACAAGAGGAGGGACAGGGGCAGACTCAAGAGGACCGACTAGCCCGCGCGGAGCGAACGAGCAAACTTCTCGACCCACTGGATGGCGTCGTTGAAGTTGAAGGGCGGCTTGAAGCACGGCGCACCGCCTTCGTCGATGCCGCCGGCCGGATTGCGCTGCGGATAGCCGCCCGGAGACTGGCCGGCGTCTTCCACGGGAATCGCGTCGATCTCTTTCAAGCTGGGCATGGGCATGGCGGGATTGATGGCCCATTCGATCTTGGCGTCCTTCGACCAGGCATGGATGCGCCGCACCGGCACAATGAAGTTGAAGCCTTGCAGCTTCATCACGCCCTGGGTGAGCATCCCGATGTATTCGCCGCTGTCTTTGAGGAACATGCCGCCGCCGGAGGAGCCGGGAAAGGCAACGGCCGTCACCTGATCGAAGACCTTGACGTTGGCACCCTTCATCGGCAACGTGCGACCTGTCTGGCTGAGAACGCCAGTCGTGTAGCTGTTGGCCCCAAACTGGCCGAGCAAGCTGCCGCAATGGCTCAACTCGATGCCGATGGGCGGAATGTAGTTGGCGTCCTGGTGGAACTTGGCGCAGACGTTCAGCGGATAGGCCCCCTTGCAGCGGACCATCAGCAGGGCCAGGTCTTCGCCGTAATCGGCATCGCTCACCTTGACGACCTTGCAATCGTACTTGACCTCACCCACCCGGCGGCCGTCTTGCTGCCGCTCCTGAACGATCTCGGCATCCCGGTACTCGACGAGAATCCGGGGCGTGCCTTGCGGCGTAACGACCGTGCGCGTGGTACGCAGGCCATCGACGACGTGGGCGGCCGTCCAGATGAAGGTCGCGGTATCTTCGCCGATCTGGCGCGTGACGAGCGTGCCCGAGCCTTGGGCATTGCCAGCCTTGATGGTGACGCTCACGCTCTGCAAATCATCGGGGACGCTGGCGATCGCCGGAGCGACGGCCAGAGCGATCAGGGTCAAGACCAACAGCACGTACTTCATTGTTGCAACTCCAGGGTTAAGAGGAATGTGGTTCTCAGCACAGAATTTCACGAGGCAATCTCCTCCACCGACATTTCGCCTTCCTCGCCGGCATCCTTCCAATCGACGCCTTGGAGGACTTCGCCCATCGTCATTAGCTCCAGCTTGCGGTTGGCGCGAATCACGTCCAGCACGCGGCCGTCGCTCGGCAAATGGATCAGGTCCACGATGGTGCATCCCAGGTTCTCGTCCATGCCCTTGCGGTGAATGCGGTCCTCACTTTGCACGCGGTACTCCGGCTTCCACGAGTTGGACCAGTACACCGCCATGCGGGCCTCCACCAACGTCAGGCTCATGCCGCCCGACTCGGGATTGGCCACGAACGCAACCTTGCCGTGCCCTTCCAGGTTGGCCCAGTAGTCCAGTGGTTCTTCCTCAGTCGCCGGTACGCCGTCTGGGCTGTCGCTCTTGGCTGTGAAGACTTGGAAGTTGCCCTGGTCGCAGCGCACCACGTCCCACTTTTCCTTGAGACACAGCCTGACGATGCGATCCACCGAGCCGGTGAAACCGGCGAACACGACGATGCGGCCGACTTCCTCGTTCTCGTCCAGCAGCATCTTCAGGGCGGCGTCCTTCGGGCAGGGCACCTCCCGCGCGATGCGGACCATCCTCAGCACTTCCCGCTTGCCGCCGCACGCTGGGCAGGCGACCGTCTGCTTGACCAGCCGGGCCTTCAGGTCCGGGTCGAGCAGGTCAATGGCCTGATACGTGGCCTCGGGATCGGCCGGGTCCACCCATTCCGCCACCGTGCCGTCCGTGCAATGCGTGCATTTCGTCACACCGTCCTGCTGCTCGCGGTACTGGAATCCGTCGCTCAACTCGCGCAGCAAGGTCATGCCCGTCACGGCGTTGGGTGCCGCGCCGGCAAGGGCCTCGGCCACACGCAAGGTGCTGGCGGTCGGCTTGCAGACGATCTTCCGGTATCGCTTTTCGGGGAGGTGCAAGCAATCCTTCTTGTGCTTGATTACCACCAGCCCTTGAAGCCGCCGGTAGAGGTAGGCAACTTCGTTGTTGCTGGGGACGAACTTGTGGTAGCTGTCGGGGTCCGTCACGCCATCCAATTCGTGCGGCCCCTCCTCGAACGTCTCTCCGCACTGCGCGCATTTCCGTTCGTCGTCCTTCCAGCCGATCCGCTTCTTAAACTTGCCGGCGTCGAATTGCTGCTCGACCATGAAGGCCAGCCGCTCTTCCATCGCCCGGCGGCTGCCTTCTTTCAGGAAGCCGGGCCAGGCGATTTCGCACTGGCTCCACCAGTCGCACGGCGTCTTGGGCGAGGGCGTGCCGGACATCTCGATCACGTAGCCGTCAGAGCCGTACTTCTCACGGATCAGGTCCGCGAGCTTCTGGCAGGCTTTGGAGCGTTGCGAGGTGTCGTTCTTGCACCGGCTCGATTCATCGGCCACGAAGAAGCGGGGCAAGGTCTGCGAGCCGTCCCATTCGTCCATCACGCGGACCAGCCCCTCGTAGGTGAAGAACTCCACCTGGATGCGGTCGAAGGGGAGGCCCCACAGCTTGAACTCGCGTTTGATGTTGGGGATGCTGGTCTTCGGGCCTGCCCACCACACCAGAGCGACGCCCGACTTCTCAATCACCATCTGGGCGGCCAGGGTCTTGCCGGTGCCCATTTCGGCCCCGAATATCTGGTAGTGATAGGTCAGGCCGGCATCGGCCATGTCCGCTTGGTGCGGCATGAAGGTCTGCGGCACTCCGCCGCGCGTCAACGGCCGGTACTCGTGACGCACGAGCGGCCGGTCAAACCAGGCGTAGACATCCTCGCCGCAGAGATAACCGATCTGGAAGCGGTTGCGCTGGCAGTCGTCCACCGACCAGACTTTGATCTTGGCGTACTCGCCCTCGTCGTCGTAGCCGTGGAAGTGCGCGCCGCGCATGGCCTTGACTTCCGCCATCAGCCCATAGCGCGTCTTCGTGCCGACTCTTCCGTCCCAGAAATAGATGCGGCTGTCCTTCTTCTCCAGCAGCACCGGCACACGAATCCGCGTGCCGCTGGATGTCTGGGCCTCGACTTTCACGGGTTCAAGCGACATGCAATCTACCTCGGGCGATCTCGCAGTTATGCTCGGTCAACTCGACGCCGATCGAGCGGCGGCCGAGCCGCTGGGCGGCCAAGAGCGTGGTGCCGCTGCCGGCAAACGGGTCCAGAATCACGCCGCCATCGGGGGTCGAAAGCAGCGTCAACAGGTATTCCATGAGGGCCAGGGGCTTGACGGTGGGATGGTCATTGCCTGTCCCGCGCTCCGCCCGAGTCGCCTTAGCGCAGTAGAAGAACCGGCTCGCTCCACCTGAGTCGCCGTAGCTCACCTGAACGTCGCCGGCCTTGCCGAGACGGCCGTGGTAGCCGTCGCCGGACTTCGTGCGGACGCAGTTGGTGCCGCTCGTGAGCATTCCAGTGTGAGCATCCAATTGGCCGGCGGCCTCGTCGTCCAACAGCAGATTTGCCGGCCATCGCCCGGACTCAGAGCCGCCCACGGGCGACCGTTTCGTGCTCGACCAGCCAGCGTCCGTCAAGCTGTCTCCGCGCGTTCGCACTGTGCTTTCGGAGCCGATGCGGGACGCCTCGATGTTCATGCCCGCCACGCCCCAGGTCAGGGCGTTATGGGCAATGGTGCCGTCGAGCGGTTTCATCGCCAGGAGGATTGGCTCCCAGGCCGGCTTCAACGCCATCGCCCAGCCCGTCCACCTCGCGGCCTCGGGAGTCGCCGGGGCGGTTATCTGCGCGGCGCGAAGCCGAGCGTCCGTGCCAGGGGCATGGAGTCCGTCGCCGCCACCGTAGCACCCATTTCCCCTGCCCTCGTGTAAGTGATAGCCAGGACGGTCCAGCTTGTCGCCAATGACTTCGCGCTCCGCGCCTTTCGACTTGTCGATCAGCTTGCCAATGTCGCCGCACTTGGGCATCCCCTGCCCATAGAGCCACATCAGCGCGTCCCGAATCTCCCATCCGGCGTCTTCGATTGCACAAGTCAGCCGGTGATAGGTCCGCGTGCCGCCAAAGGCGAGCATTAGAGCGCCGGGCTTGCACACGCGGGCAACGGCGCGCCAATACTCGGGTCCGGGAACCTCATGGTCCCAGTCCTTCTCCATGAAGCTGAGTCCGTAGGGCGGGTCCGTGACCACGAAGTCCACCGACGCCTCGGGCAAGGCCGGCAGCACCTCGCGGAGATCGCCGCAGTACAGGCTCACGTTGTCTTGCTCGAAGAACGGCTGCATGGTGACGAATACGACGAAAGGTGCGATACATTCCCCTAGAGTAAGTCGCCAATGGAGCGCGAATCTGGAGTGCTACCGGCCTCTTTTGTCTTCCAACAGCAGAAAAGTCTGGTCCGGCGCGCTGCGAGGCGTGAAGTCGCCCCACACATTCAGGCCGGCGGCCGTGAACAGGCCGTGCAACTTGTTGAAGCAGTGCCGCACGGGCGTAGGGATGCCTTTACTGCACCCTGAAACGATGGCATCACGCCATTGGGAGAGGGTGCCAGTGACGACTGCCGCCTGCACGCCCCGCACAATCGTCTCCACGACTACAAACGGCATGGCTGCGGAAAGCTGGAGGATTTCCAGCATGTCCCGCTCGTCGGCCCCGATGAACGCGCTGAACGAGACGTGCCGCAGCAAATGGGGCGATAGCCCCACGGGTGCCCGCTCGTCCCGCAAGGCCGCTAGGCAGCTTAGGAACCGCTCGGCATCTGATAACTCCCGCCGGCAGGCGTCCGAAGGCGCAGCCGGCGAGCGGCCGAGCACCTTATGGCTGAGGCCAATGAAGGTGCGGAAGTCGATGGACGGGACTTGGATCAATACAGCGTCGGGCATCATGGTCTGGTAAACTCCGCTTGCTGGAATCCCCTTCACCGACGATCCGGTTGAGGCCGTGGCACACCTGTTCCAACTTCCCACGGTCAGGCCCGCTAAGGCCGAGGCCAAGCGGACAAGAGACGCTGCCGGGACTTGAACCCGGACCACCAAAGACCGACTTTACGTTCATGTAATGGGTACGGCGTGTGCGGGTGGCGACAGGTGGCAGTCAGGGCCTATGGTCGCCGAGCGGCACAGCAAATCCCCGAGAAAAGTTGCGTTTCGGTTGGGGTGCTGCTTACACCACAGCGTCAGAACCCTGCCGGGGCCTTGCGGCAAGTCCGGCAGGGAGCAGATGGGCTAGCGGGCGCGGGCCGGCTTGCTGTCCTGGACCTTCTCGACGCCATTGTCCTTGACGGTCAGGAACTTGCTAATCTCCCGCACGATCACGTCGTCGGAAGGCAGTCGGGTGAATGGCGTGGAGCACATCACCACGACCGGAACGTGCCAAGTACCTTTGCGGTTCTCGGCCACCTTGACCTTTAAGGTGACGGGGACCGGGCCGTGCGGCTTCAGGTCGCCGACCGCATTGCCGGCCGCCGCCTTGGCGTCGATGTCGGCCTGGGTGAGCGGCAGGAAGGGAAAGAGCTTCTTGGCTTCGATGCGGCTCGACTTGTTGCCGCAGAAGAATTCCAGGAAGCGGCCGGTGCTCCGCTCGTAGACGAGGAAGCTGGGACCGTACTGGCAGTGCGAATCGGACTCCGTGGACTTGGCGGCGATCCGCTTGAACTCGTCCGATTCCATGTCGTAGGAAATGACCAGCGCCTCCATGTCGGTCATGTCGATGGCCTTCGGCCGGCGGGCCAGCGGGAGCAGGTCCACGGCGGTGCCCAGGTCGATGATCTCCTCGTCGGACTCCGGGATGCCGTAGTGGCCCTGGGGAATGAGACCCTTCATGTTGGCCTTCGACTTCGTATAAAGCTGCATCCGGCCAATGTAGTCGCCGCCCTTCGCCAGTTCGGCGAACTGATCGTCGGTGCCGATCTGCGTGGAAGGAAGCTGGTCGAGATTGATGGGAACCAAAGCGGTGTCGGACATGGTTTGTTCTTTCTGTTCAGGGTTCGGGATTCAGGGTTCAGGAGTCGAGAAGGTGCGTTACTCGTTGTCGTCACATGGCTCTATCCTCCGTTTCAATAGATTCGCGCGGGTTCGCGCCGCGACTTTCTCTCGTTGTGCGCGGATGCTTTCCTCGTCCAGGTTCAGTGCCCACTCTAGCGCCAGATACCAACCGTCCACCGGCGTGTGACGACCGGCTTTCACCACGGCCAAGCCGCCTAGATGGTGCTCGCGGTACTCGGCGAGTACGTCCTTCAACGAGCGCAAATGGGGCACCGGCTCAAAATCCTTGCAGAAATCCGTCAGCTTCCCTTGGCGGGCCGCCTCTTGAATCTGCTTAACCAACCGGGCCGCCACGGGAACGAATTCCCGCGCCGAGGCAGTCTTCGCCAATTCCACAAGCTGCCCCTGATGGATGCGCGGCAACTTGGCGAGCGTGTAAGCCGATTTCAGCGGTATCTCTCCGCGCTCGACGGCCTTCTGGAGGTCCGGCCGCAGACTTAGCAACCTGAGTTGAGCGCCGATCCAATCCACGTTCTTGTGGATGAGGTTGCTCACGTCAGCCAAAGTTGCGTCCGTTCCCCGGCGGGCCGCAATGGCATCCATGATCCTTCTGATCTGCCGGGCGTACTCAATCGCAGTCGTCTCCGGCCGCAAGGCGTTGGCCTGAATCTGGATCGCCAGCACATCTTCATCGGTGAGGTTGTGCTTCACGATGCAGGGCAGCGCAGGCAGCCGCAGTTCGCACGCGCCTGTGTAGCGGTAGAGGCCGTCCACGACCTCGTAATAGCCCGGCCGCCGCACTGACGGCCGCACGCAGATGGAGTTCAGCGGGCCAACTGCCGCCAACGAATCGCGCAGTTCCAGGTACTCTACGGACTCCCGATTCACGACCCGCAGGACGACCCAGGGTTCGATGATCTGGTCCAGAGGGATCGGGCGGAACTCGTCGGACAGTTGCTCGGGCATCGGTGCATCCGCGTCATCAAGGGACATCTACACAAGACCCCAAAATCCGCCGGATTTTCCGAATTTCCTTGGAAAAAACGCGGGACTCTGGGGTCTTGTGTAGATGTCTACGCGGCCCGCCATGCGAGGTCACATCGCGGTGCGTTTATACGCTCAACACGGACCATCGGACGCGGCCGTCAGAGAGATGTCATGCCCTTAGCAAGCGAAGCCCTCTCGAACTTCCTCCACGCCCGCAAGACGGCCGCGAACGCCGATCTCGTGGATCGGTGGTCGATTGCGATGGAGACCCAGGTGAACGTCATTGCCGGCGACGGCGAGCCTGTGGCGGGAAAGAAATCCACCTGGTCCAACGGCAGCAGTACCTGGCACTCCATCCGCATCCCGAAGAACGCCGCCACGGAGCCGACGTGGGAGGACTACAAGATCGGCTACCCCTTCGACCTGTACGCCGAAGGAATCGGCATGACGGGCTGGGACTGGAAGTCTCACCGCTCGCGGCACTTTGGCTACGACTTCGACGCCCTGACCGGGCACGCCCAGGGCATCGGCATCGACGACGAAAAATTGGAGAAGGTCAAACAGGCCGCCTGCGCCCTGCCCTACGTCGAAGTCCGACGCAGCACGGGCGGCGGCGGAATCCACCTCTACGTCTACATCGACGAGGCCGGCGTCCCGACCGAAAACCACACCGAACATGCCGCCTTGGCCCGCTGCATCCTGGGCATGATGTCGGCCGAGTGCGGCTTCGACTTCGCCAGCGCGATCGACGCCTGCGGGCACGTCATGTGGGTTTGGCACCGCAAAATGTCGGCCGAGAATCGCGGCCTGGAGATCATCAAACCGGCCACAAAGCACCTTTCTCTCGCCGACTTGCCGGCCAACTGGCGGGACCACATTGAAGTGGTCAGAGGCCGCCGCACGAAGGTCCGAATCAACGAGGTGGCCGAGGATGACATGGACCCTTTCGAGGCCCTGGCGTCCAGTCGCAAGATCATCCCGTTGGACGAGAGCCATAAGGCCCAAATCGAAGCCTTGATGCGCTCGGGGGCAACTACCCTTTGGGTTGCCGACCATCACTTGTTGCAGACCCACACTACGGCCCTCCGCGATCTGCTGGAAGGCCCCGAGGGCAAGGCCCTGAAGCTGGTGGGCATTTTCAGGACGATCTCCGAGGGCCGCGATCTAGGTACGCCCAACTGCTTCCTCTTCCCGTTGTCTAACGGGGCGTGGCGGGTCTACCGCTTTTCACCCGGCATCGCCGAGGCGGAGACATGGACGCAGGACGGCCAGGGTTGGACAACCTGCTACTTCAATCGCTACCCCGACCTCACGACCGCTTGCACGCTCTTCGGCGGCGTAGAGCGAGAGGAAGGCGGCTACGTCTTTTCCTCGCCGGAGGCCGCAATCGAAGCCGCCAAAAGCCTGGGCGAACAGATTAAGCTGCCGGACATCGGCAACCGGAAAGTGACGCTCAAGGCGCACAAGGATGGCCGGCTGGTAGTGGAGATCGAGCGGACGAAAGAATACAAGGACAAGCCGCTGGAAGGCTGGGACGACAAAAAGGGCAAGTACGTCAAGATTCTCAAGATCAAGACGGATTCCCAAGAAGACGACGACCTGGACTTCAACGAATTCGATTGTGTCGTCCGCGCTTTGGAGACGGCGGCCGTCGAGCACGCGGGTTGGGTGGTGAAGAAGCAGAAGGAATGGGTCCGGCAGCCAAGCGCCAATGTGAAGATGGTGCTGCAAAGCCTGGGACAACCGAAGGCGGATGCCGAAGCCATCATGGGCGCGGCCGTGGCCCGAGGCTGGCGGTTAGTGAACCTCCCTTTCCGTGAAGAATATCCCGGTGGGCGGCAGTGGAACATGGACGCCGCCCAATTCAAGTACAAGCCCGCTGAGTTGGCCGACGACGAGGTTGCCCACCATCCTCACTGGGATTTGATCTTCGACCATATCGGCCACGAATTGACGCCTGCGCTACGGGAGTTGCCGTGGGCCGTCAACGCCCACATCAGGACGGGGGCTGATTATCTACGCGCTTGGGTCGCGTGCGCCTTCCGCGATCCCTTCCAGCCCACCCCGTACCTCTTCTTCCACGGTCCCGAGGACAGCGGCAAGAGTATTTTCCACGAGGCCCTTCAGCGGTTGGTCACCAAGGGCGTAGTCCAGGCCAAGCGGGCGCTTGAAGGGCGCGACGGTTTCAACGGCGAACTGTCCGGGGCGATCATCTGTGCCGTGGAAGAAGTGGACATCTCCAAGTGCCCCGGTGCCCGTGAACGGCTCAAAGCCTGGGTGACTGGCCGGACCATTCCCATCCGAAAGATGCGCCACGACATATTCGAGCAACCCAATGCGACCCATTGGGTACATACGGCCAATAGCCGGGAGAACTGCCCGATCTTCCCCGGCGACACGCGCATTACCGCCATCTACGTCAGCGACCTCTTGGAGGAGCAACGGATCGCCAAGCCGAAGCTGGAAGTGCTCCTCGAACAAGAGGCCCCGCACTTCCTCCATACGCTGATGCACCTGGAGTTGCCGCCGATGATCGACCGGCTACGGCTGCCCGTGGTAACAACGGCCAGCAAATTGTCCGCCGAAGAAGACAATCAAACGAAGTTGGAACAATTCATCGCCGAGTGTTGCGAAAAGACGCCTGACAGGCACATGCCCTTCACGGAGTTCTACGAGCGTTTCCAAGAGTGGCTCCCGCCCAACGAGAAACATGCCTGGTCGAAAATTCGCACCAGCAAGGAACTGCCCATACGGCACCCCACAATCAATGGGACAGGGCACATGAAGTATGTCTCCCACCTGACCCTCAAGCCGGCGGAAGGGAGCACGCCATGACGCTCCGCGTCTTCCGTTCCGCCGGGTTCCTTTCGCGCTCCGTGCTGCGGGCCGAGCTGGTCGCCGAGGTCGAGACCGACCAATGGCCGGAAGACGAGGCGGCCTTCGCGGACGACTACGGCGGCGACATCATCGAAATCGCGCCTCCCGATTCATCCACCAATCCCGGAGAAGACCATGAGTAAGTACGGCATGACCGACAGCGGCAAACGGCAATCCTTCGGCAAGGGCATGGCCATCCGCGACACGGCCGACGACAAGCCGCGGCCTGACCTGATTTCGCCCTTCGCCGAGGAGCGGCAAGGTCACTGGCTCCGCATGGGCGCGGCCAAGTACGCCGAACGCAACTGGGAAAACGGGATGCCGTTCTCGCGCTGCGTGGCCTCGCTCAAGCGGCACCTGATGAAGTACCAGCAGGGCAAGCGGGATGAAGACCACCTGGCCGCCATTATGTTCAACGCGATGGCCTTGATCCATTACGAGGAGATGATCGAACGCAGGCGTCTGCCGGCCGAACTCAACGACATGCCGAACTACCAGCCCGTTGCCCGCATGTCGGCCAAGAATGGGAGGAAGAGCCGTCGTGGCTGATTCCATCGTCTATCCCGGCCTGGTCCATCTGAACGGCTGCCTCATGGCGGCCGTGGACCTGGAGACCACCGGCACACGGCCTGGCTACCACGAGATTATCCAGATCGCCGTGGTGCCGCTGGATTCGGACTTCAGGCCCCTGGCCAGCGTGCGGCCGTTCTACACGCGCGTGAAGCCAAAGCACCCCGAGCGGGAGTCGGCCGGCGCGAAGCACAAGCACAAGATTCCTATGACGGAACTCTTGCTCCATGCCCCGGAGGCCGAGCAAGTGGCCGACTGGCTCCACGACTGGGTGATGGCGCTGAAGCTGCCCTTCAAGAAATGCCTCGTGCCACTGGCCCACAACTGGGCCTTCGAGTCCAGCTTCCTCAAGGCGTGGCTTGGCGTAGAGGAAATGGACCTGATCTTCCACAGCCACGCCCGCGACGGAATGCTCTACGCGATTTCGCTCAACGACAAGGCCGCCTTCGCGGGCGAGCCGGTCCCGTTCCCTCTCGTCGGCCTGGGAGCGATGTGTAAGAAGCTGGGGATCACTAATACCAATCCCCACGACGCCTTGGCCGACTGCATCGCCGAGGCGGAAGTCTATCACGCCCTGCTGCGAATGTTTTGAGGAGAAGCTATGGCAGCAGAAGACCCGTTGTATCCCGCGTGCCCGACACGCCTACTGGCCACTGTCAAGGGCGCGCTCAAGCACGCGCTGTGCGGGGACGAGAGCAAGCCCCGCTACCGGCAACTCGTACAGCCCGTGGACTGTCGCCGCTGCCTCGGGCTGGAGGCCGAAGCGCCGCCGGAGCCGCCGAAGACAGACACCAAAGTGGGACCGCCGGTCCCCGAGCCACCGGGGCTGGTGCATCGGGCGGCGTCCTACGCGGCGGCGCTGGCCCAGTGGACGGCGGCCGGCCGGCCCAACCGCCCGGACAAGGAAGTCGAGCGGATATTCCACCAGTTCTGCAAGACCTGCGACTGGTTCGACCCCGACAAGCAGATTTGTCGCGGCTGCGGCTGCCGCGTGGCCGAAGGCGGCTACGCCGTTCAGAACAAGATCAAGATGGCCACCGAAAACTGTCCCCGAGACCTGTGGTGAGACCCATGCCCTGCAACTGTCCCGACGATCAACCCGCTCGACCCGTCCCGCAAAGCGGCTGCGCCTATCTGGCCCACTCCGGCGGCCCGGCGTCGAACCTCTATCGCCTGGTGGAACACGCCATCCCAGACGTGGAAATGGCCCACGGGCGGCCCAAGGTTCACCCGGACGGCTCGCTGGAATTCCCCGGACCCCCACCCGCCATCCCCGGCTACCGGGCGGAAGGCCCGCGCCTCTACCCGGCCTGGCCGCCTTGCACGCTGCGGATGCTCAAGGTCCAAGTCGTTGACGAAACGCTTTGCATCGCGGGCCTCTGCGGCAACCCCCAGGCGGAGCAATTCAGCCTGGAAATCACGCCCGACCCCTGCCAAAGCTGTCCGGTGTGCCGGTCCTGATCTTGGTGCCGACATGGTGCCTTCTTGGTGCCTAACGCCTACTGATAGAACTGGTGCGAGGACATCCCCTGGCGATCCGCCTGGGACGTGAGCAACTTGAAGACCTTGGAATTGTGAACATGATGGAACGTTGACAATCCGCTTCACGGC